TCAACTTACAAGAGAAATTCTGGTGGTGTTATTATCAATTCCGGCGTCGTGTGCCAGAAATGTGACAATGCCACTAAATTTGCTCAAATGCTCACCACTCAAGTGGGCATACTTATTTACCATTTCAAGCGTCTCCCAACCGCCTAATTCCTTCAATACCATAATCGGCGTTCCGCTCTGAACGTGCCAACTTGCCCATGTGTGCCGCAGGTCATGAAATCTGAAATCTTCAATACCAGACAGTGACATCGCCCGATCAAAATCGGTCCTGTTGATATATCCCTCCCGATCGCCGTCAGAAGAAAACACGAACTCATTGTCGCAAGGTATTTTCCTCATGATAGAAACGGCATCATCATTAAGCGGCAATGGTCTGGCCCTACCTGACTTTGCGTTATCCGCTGTGATAATCGCCACCCGCCGACCTAGATCCACATCCTTCCATTTCAATGAAAGAATTTCCCCCAGTCTTGCCCCAGTCAGTAACGCGAATGAACAGACATGCTTCATCCAATCATAACGAAGATTGTCGATCAGCGACTTAGCCTCGCTCTTTTCAATCCAGCGTATACGCACCTTTGGCTCTCTTAATGATTGAGAGTAAGGTCGCCGATTCAGCCATCCACTTTTATCTGCCAGTGAAAAACCTCGCATGATAAATGACCTATATCGATTTTTCGTTGCGTTAGCGAGGCGCTTCCTGGTTGGCAAGTTGTGAGTGGGGAGATTGTCCGTTATCTCCTCACCTGTAATTGACGAGATGATCCTGCCGCCAAAGATATTAAGCCAGTAACGGGCATATATCTGCTTATTGGTGAAGCTGGACTGCCCTTCAGCATCGCGCAAAGCAATCAGCACAAGATCCTCAAATAATCTCTCTGGTCTTTTATCCAGATTTTCTACAGCCCACAATTCATGCTTTATTTTGTCATGGAGCTGTTGAGCTTTTGTTTTTTCATCGGTACCAGCAGAGCGTCTAATTCTCGTGCCGTCTGGCGCTGAGACATCGAGCCAGTACGTTTTACCTCTTTTGTAGATCGGCATCTCTTCTTCTCCTTACCGCCTACAACAGCCAGCCGATAGACATTGTTGTCATTTGCGGCCTGTTGTTCAAATTTAAATTTATTAAGGCTGTCAGCATCAGCCCTCCAGCGACCACCAACTTTGAACATGTGAAATTTGACAGGATTCCTGTAAATTGTCCCAGCAGAAACCCTTATGATCGCGGCGTACTCCTTCACTTTAAGGAAAGTCTCTACCTCTTGCATTGGAGCCTCCTTGGTAACCCCATCACCGATTCCACTTAAACTGACCATTCAGCACGCCGATGGCGAAAAGAAGCCAAGCCAGCTTGTAGCCAAGCCAGCTTGTAGCCAAGTGGCTTTAGCTTTTCGTAGTGGCGCAGGATGATAGGGCGGGTGATGGAGTCTTTGTTGGTGTTAGCCGGCAGAGCGGCGAGGGTGGTTTTAATTTCGTTGTTACAGTTTCTTGCTGCTGACTGGAGGGCGTTCTGTCTCTCTTCGGTAGTCACGTATCACTCCTTTGGCTTCCGGTATCCGGCCATCAGTAATGAATCTCACCTCATCCACAGATTGCAGAGCATGGCTAAACCAACCGACAGATGAGTCGGCAGGAACAAGCATCACGACCGATTGCCGCTGCGCGACGCATTGTGCCGCTGCCTTTATTACCCATGGCGTTATGTCTGAGTACGGAGGGTTACACCAGATAGCCCCGCAGCTTATCCATTCACTATTGAGGGCATCATCCCGTTCGGTCAGATAGCGAGCGCATAACGCACTTTGGTGACTGGCGGCGGCATCAAGGTAAAAACCAAACTCTAAATCCAGCGCCGTGAAGATATCTAGCGGGGTCATCCATAAATCTTTCAAGTTGTCCGGCGTGTGGCTGCCGCCGTAATCACTCATGACACAGCCTCCATATATGACTCTATGAATGCTTTTGCCGCTTCAGCATTGATAGCGTTTCCGTAGGCGCGCAGTCGTCCCACGCGGTTGGCAATCCCATCAGCCAGCGGGAATGTGCCGGATTCAACTGGCCGCCATTTTCCATCCCGGCACAAGAGCCAGTCAGCATTTCGCCAGAAGCCGTTAATCGGTGTGGCGATCGAGGTAGCCCCTGTTCTGTCGCATAATCCAGTCGATCGAACATCCTGTTCTTCCCGTCCGACCTCATTGTTGTTGGCCCCGACCCCTTGTAATCGCTGGTTGTTGGTGTCGACCATCCTGCTAGCCTCGCGGCTCCACCCAGAGTCGTCCCCCGCTGTGAATGATTCGATGCTGCCGCTACCCCCCTGACCTGGTTGTTGTCGATGGTGGTTACCGTTGGCCACCCCGCTAATTGAGCTGCCGTCTGAAGATTCATCCCCCCATTGCGACCAGATGTTCCCGCGCCAGTTGAGCAATTCGCTGTCACTGTTGGCCACCCGACTTGCACCGAACCAGAGTCGCTGTCTGATATGCGGTGCGCCGACGCTACAAGCTGGCAGTACTGCCGCCCCGCAGGCGTAACTTTGGTTTTCCAGTTCATCGAATAAATCGTCGAGCCAGTGTTTTCCAATTGCTGCCGCAACCTGCTCTCCAAGAATGATTGAAGGCTTTTGCTCTCTGATGAGATTGAGCCATACAGGGGCGAGATGGCGTTCGTCTGCTGTTCCAAGTTGATTGCCGGCAGCACTGAAAGGCTGACATGGACAGGAGCCAGTCCAGACGGGCTTATCATCTGGCCATCCGGCATTTCGCAAGGCAAGTGACCAGACGCCGATGCCTGCGAAGAAGTGGCACTGTTTGAATTCTGTAAGGTCTTCTGGTTTAACATCTTCAATGCTCCGCTCGTCAACATAGCCCGGTGCGATGTGACCGGCCTTAATAAGATTTCTCAGCCATTGGGCTGCGTAAGGGTCAATCTCGTTGTAATAAGCTGTCATGCTGCTATCCCCTTTCTACGCTCATCAATCTCATAGTCATCACGACACCCAGCATCACAGAACAAGCCGCGAGTAATCGGCTGGCGACACTCTGAGAAGTGGCAATAGCCAGTGAATGTCATTGTTGGCTTGCGGTTAGCGATACCGATTTCTACATTCAGAGATTCAAGCTCTTGGGCCTTGTCAATTTCATCGCACATTACGCCACCTCATTTGTTTGCTGGTTCAGCAATCCAAACTTGACGATTTCCAGCACGCCAAGCACTTCACTGAGTCCTATCTCACCTTCATATTCGTGAATAAGGTCATTAATACGGCCCGTTAATTCAGCGGGCAGCGGGAATTTACGCTCGACTGGGAGCATTGAAATAGGCATAGGGATACTCCAGATAGTGAAATCCGTTTCTGTCGTTCCGTGGTGGGGTTAAAACGAGTTAGCGATACACTTCGCTGCACATGAGCACTGCGTCGGGCCTGCGCTCTTTAATCAGCGTTGATACGTTTTGGCATTCTGATTGAGTAGGGTAGATATCTTCGGTAACTGGTAGGGCATCACAGGCATCAAAGCCGCATGAGCTGACGAGAAGAACAAAGCCGATTAGCATTAGTCCTCCGCTGGCTTGGCTGCTGTGACGCTTGGTGTCTTATACAAACACACGGGGCAGCCAGATAATTTCCTGCCGTCTGCTGTATAAGTAGCAATTCTTCCCTTATCTGACTTATCAAACTGAACACTTATCGGATACTCTGATCTCCCGTTATTTATTGATACAACATAACCATAACCAAATTTATCAACGGAGTCGCACACCCTGTCGCCAACATTAAATCCGATTGATGCTTTCAACTCTGCAAGTTGCTCACGCAGTGATAGCAGTTCAGAATTACTTTCTATCAGCGCTCTGGACAGTTGATTAATTAAGTGACCATCAGGCCAAGTCTGAGTTAACTTGACCAAATACCACTTATCATTCATCGACATTTTTATCTGTGATTTCTGCTCTTCACTCAGCATCTGCATTCCCCTCTGCCAAAGGCTGAAAACGTTCTTTTCCGGTTCCGCCACATGCGCCGCAATACGGCGACCCATCGTTGTCGTAGTAACCGCTACCGTTGCACGCGCTGCAAATTAGCGGAAAGTCACCAAAATCATCAACCGTTGTCTCGTCTTCATACTCAAGTGCGTCAAGGTCAGTAATTTCGGAATCGTCAGCGTACATGCCATCTGATTCATTATTAGCCGATCGTGCGTCTGCCTCTTCTCGGCTTTTTGCATCAATGTAAAAGCTCTGCGATCCGCTGCCGCTGGTGACCGTTGCGGAATAAATGAATCTCTTCAACTCTTCGATGTTATTCATCATGCCTCCTGCTTACGGCGTGAACCTTTGTATTCGGGTTCTGGTTTATGCTGAGGTTTGCAGATTGTGTGCTTTAGAATCTCAAGCCAATTTTTCCGGCAATTAATTACCCATTTGCCGCCTTCAGTATCGAAAAACTTTTTCTCTACAGGCTCAGCAAGCCGCTCTAACACCTCGCATGGAACAGCTACCGTGTCACAACCAGAATTGTAATAACGAAGGTGGGATAAAATTCTGTCCTCTGAGTAGCGCCCAGCCGCCTCTATTCTTCCGCGATATCCCGCGTCATTTTCTGCCCACAAAATTATGTAGCGGTTATGGCGAGTGGTGTGCTTCACACTTATGACAAAGTATTCTTTCGCCATATCATTCACCCCTCAGGCTGGCGGCGAACTCTCGCAAATCACGAAATACCATTACACATACGTCATCAAGCTCCCCGTATTCACCTTCAAGGCGTGAAACCTGTTCCTCCACCCCCCTGCGCCTTTATCTCGTTAAGCGCCTGAGTGGTGGCTGTAAAATCCAATTCTTCAGCGCATGGGATGACCTCGCCGTAAACGCGCTCCATCGCGCACTCCCAGCCATGTTGCATTGCGTCGTAACGGTCAGTGATTCCTCTATCTTCAAGGCCGCATCCCATACCTTCGCTGTGATATTTAGGCTCGTTATCAAGGTCGGTTACTGAGTCGATGATTTGCTTCATCACAGCATTCTCGCCAACCAGTTGCTCTATCCGCAAATCACGCCACGCAAGCTCTACTGCAATGTCTGACTTGCTGCGTAAATCTTCAATAGTCATGTGGTTGACATGAGTAGTGTAGTGACGAGGCCCAGAATTCATAACCAGTTCCATTCTTGCCTCTGTGTCGTAAAGCTTCATTTCAGACATAACTGTTTCCTCAGCAGATTGACTGCCGGTAATGGGGTGGGGGATTAGGCTGGGTGATTAAGCTCGGAGGCTTTGAATCATTGCTGAGATATATTTTGCTTGATGGATTGCGTCATCCAACGCGTTGTGATGAATTCCTTCGCGAGTGAATTCTTTAACGTTCAGTGGTGATAAATCAACAACCGTTCTTACGTCGCGGACATTCCAAAATTTCCACGGTACGGCAACGTTAACTGACGCAAACCAGCTTTCAAGAATTGTGATATCGAAGATCGAGCCATTCCCCCAAACCAAGTCATTTTTATCAATTCCGCTCGCCAAGGTATTTGCTACAACCACCGGATCTTCCGTACCACTAAATGCGGCTTCTTTTGCCTCTGGCGATTGCTGTTCCCACCAATCCAGGGTTGATTGAGAAGCATGACCATACTTTTGCGCTTGCTGACCCATACTTGCGTAAAACTTATCGCCAATCTCACCAGTATTTCGGTCAAATCGAACAGCGCCGATAGATAAGACCGCGCAGCCGTACGTGGTGCCTAATGTCTCGATGTCGATCATGATGTCTTTCACGATATTTCCCTTATTTTATTAATTAGGCTGCCGAAAGCAGTCGCAGACATTCTTGACGTCGCGCTATCAGCTCTTCATTAGTTGAGCAGAACGGCGTGGGGCTAGCTGGCATGAACTCTGGCTTGAGTCGGTATATAATCCCTTTAGCTGAAAGCTCTTTTGCTTCCCAGCGCTCTTCCGTGAGCAGGTGGCGCATGTTAAGCACATACGTCAGGGGAATGTGTACCGATACCATCTCGAATCCATCACCCAATCCCTTGTAGAATGAGTCTTTATAATTCAACGTACACCCGCCAGTTGCGCCACCAGACAAATAGCTCCCGCCACCCACGCTGCCAATTGATCGGTGGAATGAGGTTATATATGCATCTGGATAGGCGCGGAGGCAGGCCAGTATTTGTTCTGGCTGCATGGTGATTACCTGCTGGGGTTATTGGTCAGAAGGGAATATCGTCGTCAAAATCCATTGGTGGTTCTTCTGGTCTGGATTGCATCTGTCCCTGTGCGTGTTGCTTCCCCCATTGTTGCTGATTTTGCGGCGTTGAACTCTTCCCTGATTCTTGCTGCTGCGGCTTTCCCTGCTTATTGCCAGCTTCGATAAACCCTAATCTGGCATTGTTCAATTCAAGGGTGATGGACTGTCCATTTTGACCATCATAAACGTCAACTTTGATGCTTTCCCCAAACACCTCAACGATAGCGCCCTCCGTTAGCGCCTCCCTGTAAAACTCCGCTTGCTTGCCTTCCTTGGCAAAAATCACAGCCTGATAGTTGGTGAATTCGTTTTTCTGCGACTTCCTATCGTAGTAGCGAACCCCGCCGCGTATTCCAAATCCTATGGAATCACCAGCGGCAAACTCCCTTGCTGGTTTCTGTAGCTTGATAGTTATTGTGTGTCCCATTACGCCGCCTTGTTTAAGTCTGATAGTTGGTCTTGGTATGCTTTATTGGCCTTGTCAGCTAATTCAGGGTGTTGTGTTAGTCGCTTGCACAGGCCGTCATAAGCATCTTTTAAAGCTATTTGATCGGCGCACGAGACAGCCCAACCAGTAAAGTCGGCAAGGTACTGTTCTGGCGTTCTTTGCTGCGTCGTGTGAGTGTTGTTTTGTTGCTTGGTTTCTTGTTTTTGCGGCAATGCCCAATCTGGTAAAGTAGGTGGACGCCAATAAATAACTTTTTGTTCTTTTGTTTTTGCCCGATTCCATCCGAATTGTTTTTCAATGTTAACTTCGGCAAATCCTTCCTCAAGTGAGTACAGATAGCGCCCAATACCCCACTGTACAGCTGCACGCTTCATTGCCCCTGACATGCCACCTTTTACAGCCTCAACCTGCGTATTTTCTGCTGCGTCCCACTTGGTGATCCACTCTTCGCCAACTTTGATTGATATGCCGCACATGACGCCACTGTCCGGCGCTGGTTGAAATTCATTGCGCCAGAATTCTTTCCCGCACACATCATCAAGACGTTTCATAATTGCTCGGTTGGTAACATAAGCCAGCACCATGGCCCATGGTTTACCATCCTTGGTTATCCCGCATGACTGCACTCGCCACTCAATATCAGCGGCTGGGAACGGCTCATCTAATTTATTCAAATCCACGTTGTGCCTCCTGAATTCTTTGTTGCTGCTGACTTGTGCGATGATCTGCATTGGCTTCTATCTGTGCCATTTCATCCGTGAATCGCGGATCAGCTATCAGTCGTGTCCACGCGACTGATTCGAGTGCTGCGTAAAAACGCTCTTCCTGCGTCATGCCGCCTCCCGATGCTCAACTGATAGCGATGCATCCCATTGGTAAATGCGACGCTTAGCAGAGGCACAGGTTAACTCTCTGGCTGCCGCGCCATTACTTCCAGCAAGACGGCAAGACTTAGCACTTTCCAATAAGTGGTTATGCCACCACTTGAGTTCTTTTTTGGTCATGGCTCAATCCTCCGTGTTAGCGCTTCAATGATTTTCTCCCAGATACCTTTCCGTGGCGGGGGAGTGAAGCTTGCTGATGTGAGGCGGTAGGCCGGTGAATGCTGAATTTTGGTCAAATAGTTAGTAGAGCAGCCCGATGCGGTCTGCCCAGCAAATGCAAGTTGCATGGGATACTCCGGTTTAATTAGTAGTGGATATTTGTGTGAGGAATTTTGCTGTCTTTAATCGCGCAGAGAGTGGCAATGGCTTGTTCGCGGGTTAGCCCTGCGTGTTCAATCAGTCCATTTACCACGGCGGCGCCAACAGTTTTGCGATGTGCTTCGTTAGCTGCTCGCGCCGCCGCTTCATCAGCAACACGCTTCTCTTCTGCCAGCCGGGCATCTTCTTTCCGCTTGGCTTCACGTTGAACTCGCTCAGCTTCCTGCTGTGCTTTAAGTTTCTCGGCGGCGATAGCCTCCTGCTTCTCGCGCTCGACACGTTCAGCTAATTCCTTGGCGTCACGTTCGGCTTTGGCTGCGGCATCCTTGGCGGTTTGTTCAGCTCGTTCCTGAGCCAGTTTTGCATCACGTTCACGTTGTTCCGCTGCTTCAATGTCACGTTTGGCTTTCTCTTCAACTTCGCGTTTCGCTTTCTCTGCTGCCTGTTGAGCAATGAATTCTTCATGGGCTTTCCGCAGGCGTTCAACTTCATCAGCTTTCGCTTTGGCGTCACGGTCGAAAGCGTCATTCATTAGCAGGGCCATCTCATGAGCCACTTCAATTTCTGCCGCTAGCTCTTCAGCTTTCTTCTTGGCTTCTGCTTCCTGCCTTAGCCGTTCCTGTTCGGCTTCCCACTCAGTCAGCGGGCGGCGAGTTTCGTCACGTATTTCATCGCATTCAATGACAAATCGGCGAAGTTCGGCCTCAATGATTTTCGGTTGCTCTTTCAGGTGGCGAAGATACTCACGACCCGGCTTTTCGATAGCTGTCTTACTGCGTGATGCGCTGGCTGCAAGTGATGCTATCCGTGCTCGGCCCTTTGCAGTCGATACATCAGGAACCTCATTAACTGCCTGACGAATTTGGTTGAGGTATTTATCAAGGCCGTTCGTGACGTACAGTGTCGGGTAGGATTCAGGCTTAATGTCTATTACCACCAAGCCGGTGTTTTCGTCTGCCATGCTCATTTCCTTGTGTTTAGCCCACAGCAAAACACCGACAGTTGTCAGTTATTTACTCTGGGGATTGATTATTTGGTTTTCTTAGAAGTTGTAAGTTTTGGCGTTGTATTCTGCTGCTACTTTTCTTGCTTCAAGTTTTCCTGATACTCTTTTCATTAAAATTAACGAGCCATTCATGGCTATAATTTCAACGGTTTTAATCTTTACTGGTGATCCAGTTTTAGAGTAAAGAGCTTTTACTTCCGTATTGATACGATATTCAAATTCACCAGTATCTTGATATTTATGGTCATAAATTTTTTTCATCGAAGCGATGCGCTGGTTATATGACAATCTTCCTAGTGTTTTGTCATGATAATTAAATATTGGTGTTGCCCCCATCTGGCAGCAATCAATATTTATTGGCCTTTTATATTCTGCGATGAACATACTGAATTCAACCGCGCTTACAGTCTCCATTGGCATATCCTCTGGGGATTGGTTGGGGTGGGGAGGGTTAAGGTATAACGGCGACTATTTCTTCGTTCGTTAACTCATTGCCAGATTGGTTATATTTCACGAGCACAGCACCTTGCTGCCCCCAGTCTTTACTCAAGCTTTTCATTGATGGGCGATGATTACCAAGGCATTCAAGAACAACAGCGCTATCGCTATCAACTTGCGCTCTAGAATCCAAAACCATGTAGTAGTGCTTCATATCTCACCCTCTCGCCTTAATCATTAAGTTTGCCGCATCTTTAGCTTTAGCCACTACCCATCCAATATTCTGGAGTTCTAATGAATCGATAAGTCGCGGGTTAGATATAATTGCCGCCATGGCTTGCGCATAAAAGTAATCGTGCAGTGTCATGCCCTCTGATTCGTAAAGAGCTGAACCTTCGCCCGGAACGAATGGAAACGCTGGCCCGCCTGTTTTAATTTCATCTGTCATACATCACCTCATCTAGTGGTCTTATTGCTGCCACCGGTTAAGTGGCAGGGGTAAGGTCACTAATCACTCAAATTCATTCCAGCAGATATATGCTTCCTCTGGGCTATCAACCTCTGCATGACCTTCCAAGCCGCACGATGGGCATGTAGCCTTATCGTTGAAATTAATCATCCCGACTGGCGCGGATGTCTCTACAATCACAGGGCTGTGGTCACATCGCTCACAATTCAGCCACGCTATTTCACGTTTTTCCTTACTCATCATTCATTCCTCATTTACCCGCCAATAAAAAAGGCCGCGTTATGCGACCCTGATAATTTGTGCTGGGATATTTATCCACGCCCAGCCGTGGTTTCCCTGCTTTCCACAGTCAAAGGAAATTGATATGTTGGTTATTCCACAGTCAAAATAAGGAAATGGAAATGTCAGATAGATTAAGCCCGCTAAAATATCCAGACTACGCAGCTCACGAAGTGGTTATTGAGATGATAAAAGCGGGTAAAATTTCATACGCTAAAGATGCGATGGATGTTTTTACCCACGTTCTTGACCATTATCATGCTGAACGGAAGCGGGTTCTTGCTGAGAATACATCTCGATAAATGCCTCTCTTACCTCTCGGGCCAGTGTTTTAACTGGCTCTATTTGCTCATTCATTGCTACGCCTAACATTGAAAGCCTGTTCGAAAGTGTCTGAGCTGCTATTAACTGTACTTCGCGTGGTAATTCTTCAAATTTCATTCTCTTACCCCTTAACTATGTGGTGGGCTTCTAAATTATCAGTACGATTCTGAGACTCGACATACTCGCGAGGGTCTTCATATTCATCGCTGTACCAGTCAACCCACTTGTCTGTAAGTTCCATGCCAGCCATGTCTTCTTCAGTAAGGCTTTCATCCCACATTTGCAGGCCATTCATGTTGCAGTAGTCCGGCTTGATATTGTTCTCGTATTGAAAAATGTCGTAGTCAGCCAGCGCATTCATCATACGGACGCCTTCTTCGACACTTGCCACTTCAACCTGAAACGACTTCATTGGTACTTGTGGTATATGCCAAACGCGAAATTTCATACCTACCTCGCTGTTAGTGATTCTGACTTACGGAAGCCTGCTGCAAACTTAGCTACTTCAGGCAAACATATGTTGTCCGCGCTTGGCTGCTCACTGCTGCGTGCTGGAACGCTGATACAGGCCTTTGTTACTCGGCTTGCTGGTTGCTTGCCTGACGCCTGTTCAACGTCTCTCTGCGAAGCCCTGCGTGCTTTACGGCGATTCCGTGAGTTATCGGAAGCTGCATAGGTGTATACGACTGTCATGATTACCTCCGGTGATTGGCTTTGGTGGTAAACGCAGTCGGGTGACTAAATCCGATCGCGACTTGCTGCAAAGTTCCTCCTGTCACAGGAATCTTCTGCGCTTACCCCAAAGCCAACTTCTCTTTGGTTCCCCGCATCTCGGCGGGAACAAACCCCATCAATGTTAAAGAGCACTTCCTGTCGTACTGATTCGGCGTCCTGCCGTGTTGATGGAATTGATAATCACATAATGTGTTTTTATAATCAACACGAAATGTGATTAATTTGAGTGTGATTATTTACTTGATTGATTTTCAAGGTAATTTATTTTAAAAATAATTTAGGCGTGCCCCTTCGCACCGGCTATCAGGCGTGAAAAGTGTGCTAAATTGGGTGAAATTTATGCGGAGGTTGGAATGTCAGACTCAGATTCGGTATATAACGAGGCATGTAGAGTGGTTGGGGAATGCTGCCTGATGTTGGCGCAGAACGGCGAAGAGATAAGTAGGGCGCAAGTGGCGTATCAGCTTAAGCGGATACACTGGCAAATCATGGAGCAGACAGGTGAATCCAACTTAGCTATTAAGTTGGCAGTAGAGCAGCTGGAAGATGGATTAGAGAAGTAGCAGATTACAGGCACAAAAAACCCGGCAGCGGGGCCGGGTATCTTTAATCCTCTTGGGAGGACGCTGGAACTTCTGGGGGGGATGGTGTTTTTTTAAACCAACCGACAAAATAATTAAGCTTACGAGAGTTAATTTCCATTTCATTGCCAAGTATTTCATTGTATCTACTTCTTGCTTGCTCCCTAACTTCAGGATATGCATGTTCATCATTAAAAATATTTTTTAATTGCTCTTTCTCTGGTGATGCACATAGTTTAGAAAAAATTATCTGACCAACGGTCATGCTGCCAATATCCCTTATCACTTTAATAAGAAATAATATGCACAACGATACAAAAGGAATAGTTCTGTATGCCCAATCGCGACCTTCCCCCGCAGGAAAGTAGCTAGGTATTAAGTTTGTAGCATACCCACAAAGAATGCTCGCTATCAAAATTGGTAGCCCGTTTTTTCCGGCGGATTGTAATTTTTCACTTGCCATTTTTGGGAGCCTTATTGTGCAATGCAGCTAAAGTTGCATCTAAGAATCCCATTTTTGGCCCCGGAATAAACTGTTTGGTAATTTCGCGCCCACATTCATCACTATCTTGATAAGTAATAATTTTCGGGTACGCATACTCAGAAATAATGTATGCAAAAAGTATTTTTGATAACCAATACACTAAGGGGGAAATGGCTAGATAAAGTGGTATATATGACATTAAATTACCCTCCATTAGTGTTATGACTACGCCAATCAATGCAACAATTATAGCTGATATTAGCATCAATTTATGCTCTATGTTTAGTGATAATGACTTATGCGTTGTCGGAAACAATAAAATGACGCGAGGGATGTATAAGCACTCTCCATTCTGGTTTTCTACAGGTGGGTTGGGAAATCCTACACATGTTGAATCAAAAATGATTGAGTGCGCATCAATGCTAACCGCAGCCATTCAGCTACCTTCTTTAATCTTAAGTGAAACGTGAGAGGTATTAAGCATTATCATATAACCACAATCAGTACAGTATAGTGGATACGCCCACACGCCCCTGCCTTGCATGGTTGGAATCGGGAGGGTGATAATTAATGGCCCTACATCTTCCCCGCCCCTTGTTGCTATAGTCCAATTCGTGTTTTTACATAACGGACACAAAAGGTCTCCATGCTTCTTCTCGTAGCCTTCAAAATATTCAACTAACTCTTTTTGTCTTACAGATATAGCGGCTGTTACTATCTCAATATCTTTGCTGTCTTCAGATAGTTTTTCTTCTTGATGTTCCATTTGCCCACCATTTAATCAAGTTGTTATTTTCTACGTAGGAATATATTTATAAATAAACCCACCCCTCTATGGGCTAGCAGTGGGTTAGAGACTTTCATTCCACGCCATATCTTTAACGACGCCGATAAACTTACAATCTCTCCTTACAGGGATTGTTTTGTAGTCGTTATTAAGCGGCACCAAATAAGGCTCTCCACCTTCTATAACGAACTTCTTAAAGGTCACGGAGTTCTCTTCCGTTAGTTTCGCGATAACGTAACTACCAGGCTCATGGTTTGCTTTTGGATCAACTAAAATCAGCATCCCTTTTGGAAAGGTTATTCCTTTATCAGATGTCATTGAGTCACCATCAACTTCTAACCAAAACGAATCATCACTAACTCGCTTTGTCGTTTCTTCCCAATGTTCAATATCACGAATCCTTTCAGGCTCTATTGCTTCCTGCCACGGCCCCGCGCTTACCTTCCCAACCACTGGGTATGACCTTTGTACGTAAACTTTATCCGATTCATTTCCAAACATTAACTCTCCAGGGCTAATCCCCAGAGCAGAAGCCAACGTAACAGCATCCTCTGCGCTTATCTTTCTAGTGCCAAGTTCATAGTTTCCAACTCTAGATTGTGATTCCCAGCCGCATTTCTCAGCTAATTCTCGCTGACTTAATCCCAAGGCCGATCTTGCCGCCTTTAAGCGTTCTGCTATTTGGAGGTTGATATTTTTCATGACGTCCTTTTAACACATTGCGTGTTTTTCTTCTTTCACGATTCGTGTTTACAAGTAATCACAAATTGTGTTTAATAAGAGTATCTGCAACCAAGAGGGACATTCGCAATGAATCAAATTGCTGAAGAGCGAAAAAGGATTGGAGTAACCCAGGCTGACTTAGCCAACAAACTCCACTGGAGCCAGTCTCGCATTGGCAATTATGAATCAGGAACCCGAACTCCTGACCTTCACACAAGTAGAAAAATAGTTCAGGCACTCAATGAATTAGGCGGTAATTGCTCATTGGATAGTGTTTTCCCGCCAGAATCGAAAGCAGCTTAAGCATTACCGCTCTTTAACACTACTGACCTCACCCCGCCGCAATGCGGGTGAACACCAAAGTGACAAGCTCACAGCTTTGTCACGTAACAACATCTAACAAGGGAAGAGTACGCAATGGAACGTGCAAGTAACAGCAAGAGAATTATGGAAGTTGAATCTGAGCTACGTAGCCGAATGGCTATCAAGGGCCAGAGCAAGTTTGCGCGGGAGGCTGGCTGGGCTGAGTCGAAAGTAAGCCGGTTAAACGTACATGACATGGCAGTGACGTTTGTTCTTCTGGAGAAGATATGGGAGACGAGCGTGATAAGGGAAATCGCAAGGCAGGCTGTGATTGCGGTGACCGGAAAGCAAAAAGCCCCGGCGGTAACCGAGGCTTCAGATCAAATCACTATGAACTTTTAACTGGATCAATTCACAGGAGTAATTATGAACGAGAAGCCAATACTTTTCAATTCCGAAATGGTCAACGCCATTCTCAGTGGTCGCAAGACACAGACGCGCCGGATTATGGGGAACCAGCCAGCCGGTCAGGATCTTGAAGCTGTTCATGTTCGTCATAACGATGACTTCAATTTTCAGTGGTATGGAAATTTAGGTGAAAGCAGTTACTTTCCGTGCCCACTCGGTAAGCCCGGCGATCAGTTATGGGTTCGCGAGGCATTCGCTACCGGGCTATGCACTGAATCAACGTTAGCTTACCGAGCAACTCACAAGCCGGAAGACTTGGAAGAGGGTTGGGGCGAAACCATCAAATGGACGCCATCAATCCACATGCCGCGCTGGGCGTCACGTATCAACTTGCTGATCACTGGCGTTCGTGTTGAGCGGTTGAATGATATCAGTGAGCAGGATGCTAGAGCTGAGGGCGTTAAGGCATGGAGGGGGCCAGCAGAAGAACTTGTTGGCGGCAAGCTGGCATTCTTCGAACTATGGGACTCAATCTACGGACAGAAAGAGGGTGAGAACTGGCAGGCTAACCCATGGGTATGGGTAATTGAGTTTGAGCGCATGGAGGCCAAATGAATACGGCGAAAATCTTATTATTTCCCGAGCAAATACAGGGGGAACTCAGGAGCAACAGGATGGAGAACCAGAAGCTTGGTTATGTCCCGTTGTACCGAAGCATCAAGAAGAAACCTTGGCACAAAGATGTTTTCCTGCGGACTCTCTGGGAGGACCTGTTATTGGGTGCTCAAAGAAAGCCCCGTACGGTTAATTTCAAAGGCCACCAATGGAATCTTCAAGCCGGTCAACTGGTCACGACAGCGGCTGATTTAGGGCTATCTCTGTGCGACAGGGAAGGTAAGCCAACAAGCCGTGATGCGGTGGGCAGGATGCTCTCCTTTTTCGTCAAAGAAGGGATGATTGCAACGGGCGGTGAGAAGCGAAAAGGGACGGTAATAACTATCCTAAATTACGCTGAATATGCCGAAAAAATAGACAATTTACCCGCACATAACGCCGCACTTAAACCCGCACATGGTGAAGCCAGTAACGGCGCGGCTTTAGAAGGTGGTGCCGCACATAACGCCGCACTTAAACCCGCACATCATGAACAAGAAGGTAATAACAATAATATAAAACCCTTTACGTCAGAGAATTCTAACGAATCCCCTGACACCCCACCTAAGAAGCTTCCTGTAGTTCGTCCTGATGCTGCAATCCAAAGCGGTAAAAATTGGGGGACTGCTGATGACCTTAGAGCGGCTGAGTGGATGTTCAGCGCCGTGCTGATGATTGCCCCCGATGCTAAGAAGCCGTCTTTTGCTGGCTGGGCCAATAGCATCCGGTTGATGCGTGAACGGGATGGAAGGAATCACCGAGACATGTGTGTTCTCTTCAAATGGGCCACGCAGGATAGCTTCTGGTGTGGCAACGTGCTTTGCCCGTCAACGCTACGCGAGAAGTGGGACAAACTGGACATCAAGCGCAAGAAGCAGCAATCAGGCACCGCCACTGGTAAGCCTGTTATTGATTTTGATAACACTGACTGGATAAACGGGGTATCGGTATGAGAAATGTCGTCACAGCCATCCAGAACCGTGATGGTCAATCATTGCAGCAGATGTACGCCGCTGAGAAGCCAAAGCAGCAGGTGCCAGAGCAGGCCGCGCAGATATTCAACGAGCTATTTCGCCAGTTGAAGGCTGCATTTCCAGCGCTGATGACCAGCATCAAAGACCAAAGCGACCTGAATGAGCTTCGCCGCCAGTGGGTTTTGGCATTTATCGAAAACGGAATTACCAGTATCGACCAAGTTAACGCTGGAATGAAGATCGCCCGTCAGCAGGCTACGCCGTTCCTCCCGTCACCCGGTCAATTCATTGCATGGTGCAAACAGGGAGCCACCCGCGCCGCTGGGCTGCCTGATGCAGATGAGCTTTACGACATGGTGATGAAGTTCAGCGCTAAGCGTGATCTCTATGATAGCGCCGAGGCTTATCCATGGCCCACTCCAGCATGTTACTGGATGGTAACGAAGCTTAACTCTGAGCAAAAAGGGTTAGGGCTGAGCGAGCCAGAGCTTAGAAAGCGCTGTGTCAAAGAGCTGAGCACCATGTCGAAAAAAATCGAAGCGGGCGAACCAATACTCGCGCCAGTAGCGCAAATCCAGAAACTTCACATTCCGGTTAGCAACGAAAAAGCTTTGGATCACATTGCTGAAATCAAAGCAAAACTGAATGCAGCGAGGAAATCATGATGGACACAAAACAACGATTACCTGAAGAGGTGATGATCACTCTCCTGTTCTACCCAGCATTTAACGCCTGTCTTGAACGTTGTCTTGATGAATCTGAGTTGATTGCTAACTTCTGCCGACTGTACGAAGTGGAGTTACCACGTCAGCCACGAAACGGGCTGGAAATGCTTGTCGATGAAGCTACTGGATACCGTGAATGTGCCTTCGATAAATTTTTCACAGCCTTCATCCCGTTTGTTCACCGTGTAGTTTATCTACCGCTTAAATCTCAATTTGATGCCGCTCAGCCAGCGGGAAGGAAATCATGATAGACATAACTAAATCGCGGGAAGATTTTGAAGCTTGGCTTAAATCGAAAATGCCAACGACTTACCGCCTTGCATTTGAGTGTAGAGACGATGACGAGTTAACCAACTTAGCTAAAGCGTCAGTGTTAGACATGCGGACGGCATGGAAAGCCAGCCGCGAAAGCATCGAGAAGAAAGGCCCACCAAAAATTGAAAATCACATGTCACAACCAATAGCGGTGTTAGATATTTCAAGCAGGACTAAGAACGCCATTCTTAATGGTGGAATATCGACTATCGGTGATTTGCTAAGAATAGGCCATCTAGGTGTTTTGAAAGTTCCCGGCATTGGCAGAGGTTGCGAAGCAGAAATTAAATCTGCACTGGCCAATTTATCCATCGAATGGAAACCTTGGGGAGAGAGTGAATGAGCATAGGCGAGCAGAAATGGAGCAAAGAGGACGAGATTGCCGAAGCATGGTCAAAGTCGACTGCTCACAACGAATGGAAAGAGATGGTTGTTGAATCCGCCCGTAAATGGGTGAAATGCAAAGGCCGCTACCACTCTGAGCAAAATATGAATGACCTGATTGAGCTGTTTAAACAGGAGCCAAAGCCATGAAAGAATTAGACAATTTCACTGTAGAGAGACTGGAAGAAATCAGAAATTCATTTCTGGACAGAATCCAAGAATCAGCACCAAGCCTTGAAGAGGTTTTCGCTCTAATTGACATCGCGTTAGCTGCAAAGAGGGCTGAGCCTGTTATCAATATCAAGTTCAAAGATGGCTGGCCAGTACCTGAATCTGTCGGTGTCGTTGATGCCGGTAAGAAGCTAGCTGATGGCTATCACGACTTCTACACCACCCCACAGTTGAACTCTCCGGAGATACCGGAAGGTTGGAAAGGTACACTTGAAACGGCAGCAAAGTTAATCGACCTGTGCCGCACTTATACGATTCTGGGCGATACCGGCAGTTACAAAGAGCGAACCATCGACGATTGTGAATTAACTATGCAAGAGATTGAAAGTTATCTCGCCGCCGCGCCGGAGAAGCCACTATGACCAGTGAGTGGTTTTATTTCTTAGGTGCCATATGTTCCGGAATATTCTTCGTATGGCTAATTTGGCTAACTCACCCGAGCAGGTAGATTTTTAATGCAAATCGAAATGGTCAAGAATGCCGGTGGCGTTTTTGTTCCAGCGTTCGATCATGACTTACCAAGGTTAACCAAGTTCAAAAACGGTGAGATGTACACCGCCGACATTAAGCTAACTCGCAACCCCGCCTTTCACCGAAAGATGTTCGCCTTCTTCAACTTCTGCTTTGCTCACTGGTCTGCTGATAAAACGGCGCTGGCCAACGCAGATGAAGTTACTCAATTTGACCGATTCAGAAAGGACTTAACCATTCTGGCGGGATTCTATGAGCAAACGGTAAGGCTAAACGGTGACATCAGGACGGAGGCAAAGAGCTTGGCTTACGCGAACATGGAGCCTGACGAGTTCGAACGCTGCTACAACGCAATGGTTAACGCCGCAATAAAACACCTGTTTGGTCGCACGACTGACCAGAACATTATCAACCAACTTTATAGCTACTTCTGAGGTGGCAGCATGAATAACTGGGATATTGGAATCAGGGCATTCATAGATAAGCCCTACACCGCTGTCAGGCAAGGCTATAAACCGTCAGTTCTTGATTGCTGGGCTATATCTGCCAGTGTCATATTCGTAGTATTCAAAGGATTATTTTCACACGCACTTGATATTACCGATTTTTTTGACATGACAATCAGAGAAATTGGCGAGTGGTTCATGTATTTGTGCTTAAAACTGATCGTGGCATCAACATACCCATTCACATTTTGGGCATGGGGGACGCTTATATATTTCTTACTGAAGAATGAAGCGAAAACGCACCGCGCCAGAAGTGAAAAGTTATCTCGCCTGATTTAATCAAGCCTAAACCCCCAATCCCCGCCAGCGAAATACCCACATATGATCACATATGCGTTTTGCTGCGCGCCAAATTCGACAGAGTAAGGAGAACGCGATGACAAAGCATGTTGTTTTATATAGCGGTGGTCATTCATCCGCCATCGTTTCTATTGAAGTTGCCAGAAAATTTGGTGCTGAAAATGTAATTTTATTAAATCACAACATCAATCCAAGCATTGAAGATGCAGACATTAAGAGATTCAAGCATGAAGTTGCAAGATACCTTGGCATTGAAATCACGTATGCAAACCACTCTAACTGGGAAACAGAAACACCGATTAGTGTTTGCTTGGATGCCAAGGCGTGGAAAGTTGGCGCAGGATCAGTTCTTTGCACTAACAGGCTCAAAACGGCACCGTTCGATTCCTGGCTAAAAGATAACGACCCAGACGGTAAGAATATTTATTACTACGGGTTTGATGCAAATGAAATACATCGAATTCAAAGAAGAAGCGGAATTATGGGGGGGCAGGGATTTAGAACAGACTATCCATTAGCTTTATGGAAAGAGAGAACCATCAGTAAAACCTCAGAAATAGGAATTGCTGAGCCGATGGGATATCAGATGTTCAAGCATGCTAATTGCATAGGTTGCTTAAAAGCCGGCTGGCAACACTGGTATTGCGTTTATTGCCTGCGCCCTGATATTTGGCAGCAAGCAAAAGATGCTGAATTAGAAATAAATTACGCAATTCATAGTAGTGATAACGGGCCAGTTTACTTGGAAGAGAAGGAAGAACTATTTGCAGAAATGAAGAGACTCGGTGTTATCCCCACAGAACATATGTCATCCGGAAAGTTTTGGGCAACGGCAAAATTAGCGGTACTCGAGCGGGCTCTACAAATTGACATGTTTGCTGATTCTGATGCAAAGCCATGTGAATGCGCAGCTTAAAGGGGAATAGCCATGCCTGAACTCCCCCAATCAATATGCGCATTCTGTCTCAAGCCAATGACTGACGGCTCTATTTACGCCCATCAGAAATGCATTGATAAGGCAGCGAAGGAGGAAGCCGATGATAACCGGCAAGCCAAAGAATAAGCCGCCCAAGCTAAAGAAGTGCAAAGTCTGCCCCACCAAGTTCACCCCGTTCTCATCCACTCAAAAAGCCTGCTCAATTCCCTGCGCCAGAATCATTGCTAAGCAAGAAGCTGATGCAAAGCAACAGGCAATAGACCGCAAGGTATGGCAAAAACGAAAGGAGAACCTCAAGACGGCGTCCGATTGGAATAAAGAGGCGCAGGTAGCAGTCAATAGATACATCTTCTGGAGGGACTACGGCAAGCCCTGTATCGCATGTGGAAACGCATTAAATTACGGCGTAAGGGGTGGGGCAGTTGACGCCAGTCATTACCGCTCAAGAGGAACGGCATCACATCTTCGGTTCAACGTTTTTAATATTCACGCCGGTTGCGTTCGTTGCAACAGAGAAATGTCCGGCAACCTGATCCCCTTCCGCAGAAATCTCATTATCAAGATAGGCATCGTTCGTGTTGATCGCCTTGAAACAGATAACGCCCCAAGAAAATTCGACATCCCATACCTGCAACGAGTGAAAGCGATATTCACCCGCCGGGCGAAGCATTACGAAAAACTACGCAAGAGATACCTGGAGGCCGCATGAAAGCAGATGTGAAAACTATCCCCGAGTTACTTATCGCCGCTTATGGCAACCAATCAACTGTGGCGGTCCAGCTAAACACTCAGCGCTCAACGGTGAAGAAGTATGCCAATGACGTGAAGGGAGAGCGCCACGCCATTGTTAATGGTCGGCTGATGGTTGGGACAACTGGCAGGAAGAGGTCGCTATGAATGTAACTCAGTTAAAACTAACCAAAGAACAGCATGATTGGGTCAATGGATGGCTTGAACTGTGGGGCGCATGGGTTTACTCAGGGAGATTAGAGAAGCGTATGAGCAGCGTTATAGCGCAGTACATGGCGACAGTAGAACCGCAGGGCAGCCCATCAAGGCCGATGTGCAATGACGATGACGGAATGTTGATTTCTCAGGTCGTAGATTCCGTTATGCGCATTGACACAAAGGCCCTTGGCATTCTGATAAGTTATTACTCTCATGGGGCATCCAAGCGAGCAATTGCATCGTACTACTTCGAGACTGCAAAACCCCGCAAGATGTCAACGAGAGGTGGGGATCGGATGAAAAAACCGTCACTGATAACGTGCCGCCGTGAAGTGGATGAAATATTGGACGCGGCGGTATGGATGTTATATCAACCCATGCAACATGCTTTCATCAGTCGCAAACGTGTAGCTAAAATTAAGAAAGTTGCATATAACGTGTTGACATTAGTGAGCCAATGAGCCATTATTTTCACATAAGGTGCCGTATCTGTCTTAAGTCGGTGCCGAAAGTACAAAGAAGCCTCGGTTAATCGCCGGGGCTTTTTGCATTCTACATTCGCATGGGTACTGAAAGAGCCTGAATCTTTCCATCCTCCGAGGCTTGGACGAGACAGTATCCAGCCGAATGCGTTAACCTATTTCTCTTATGCGTTAAGTAACTTCACGCATAACTAACTTTTAAGGCTCACTTCGGTGGGCCTTTTTTATTTAGCTCCCGTCAAAACAGTCAATCACTGAAAAAACCCTCACACTTTCGAATGACTACGACGGGGCTATTCCCTACACAACAGCATACGAACCCGACATTCGCCGGGATTAATTTCCCCAATGGGGAGGCAGGATATGAAAATGCACAACTCCCCAGATGTATGGACGCTGATAGTGACGTGGGTAGCAGAGCACAGAGGTGAATTACTGAGCGCCTTAGTTGCTGCGATTATGGCTTTACTGCGCGGCTGGTACGCAGGTGGCGGCCGAACGCAGCGAATGCTCGATGCTGCGATGTGTTCAATCATTGCCTGGTTCCTGAAAGACATCTTTGTATTGCTCAGTATCGACCAAGGCTGGGCAATGGTATCGAGCGTATTTATCGGCTACCTCGGCACTGACTATATCGGATCGGTGCTTAAGCGCATCGTTGGCAATAAGACGGGGGCGGGCAATGCAAATCAGTAATAACGGAATAAACAAACTTAAAGTCGAAGAAGGCGAAAGGCTCACTAGTTATAAAGACTCTCGCGGCATTCCGACAGTTGGAGTGGGCCACACTGGATTGGTGGATGGTAAGCCGGTCGCTGTTGGCATGGTTATCAGCAAAGACAAATCATCTGAGTTGCTGCGCTCTGATTTGGACTGGGTTGAAAAGTCCATCGCAACTAACGTGAAATCCCCCCTTACTCAGAACCAGTACGATGCACTGTGCAGCCTGATATTCAACATTGGGCCGACTGCATTCGCTAATTCTACCGTGCTGAAACGCCTTAACTCCGGTGACTACAAAGGGGCCGCTGACGCATTCCTGATGTGGAAGAAATCCGGAAACAACCCGGATATATTGCTACCGCGCCGCCAGCGAGAAAGGGCGCTGTTTCTATCATGAATCGTGTAACGGCAATACTCATTGCTGTGCTGGTAGCTTCACTGTTTGGCCTAACTTACTACCACTACAGAGTGCAATCACTAAACCGTGATGTAGCCGAATTAAGCAAGGTAGCCAAGCAGCAACAAGCCACTCTCGACCAGATAGAAACCCAGCGCCAAGCCGTAGCCGCTATCGATATCAAATACACCAAGGAGTTGGCAGATGCCAAATCTGAAAACGAGCGCCTTCGTGCTGATATCGCTAATGGCACTAAGCGGTTGCAGCTCAACGCCACATGTCCAAAGTCAGTGTCCAAAACCCCCGGCCCCGCCAGCGTCCCTGATGATGCCAGCGCCAGACTTACTAACGCCGCTGAACGGGATTATCTCACTCTCAGAGAGCGAATCGACATCGCAACCAGCCAAATAAACGGCTTGCAGGCGTATATCAATAACGTGTGCCTGGCTAAGTAGAATTCCCCCGGCAAGGAATAGATAGCTTCTCTCGATGGAGGTGATCGCCTGTTTCACTGGGCCATTCTTGCTGACGGGTAAGCCGTAAGTGGTGTAGCAACGCCGAGAGGAGTCGCAAAGCCGCGAACAAAGAACATGAAGGCTCAGTTTAACAACTGGGCCTTTTTTATTGGCAGTAAATCCAGCGCATCGCAGCGCAAATCACTCAGAACCTTTCAGGATGACCCTTGAGGAACCGGCTGGCTGTCGGATGCCTTCTGAGGGCCGTATTCCTGTGCGAACAAGGTTCATCACTAAAAGGTATATCCGATATGAAAAGCATGATCGCAGTAGGGCAAGAAGCAACGATGACCAGCCTCGACTTCCTAAAGAACATCATCAATCCAGCTCGGCTTGAGTATGGGGAGCCTGAAGTAGAAAATCGCCACTTCCTTTCTCGCATTGAAGATGAAATTGACGATTTAGGGGTCGCGGAAAACTTTTACGTGACCACTGAGCAAGGAGCCAGCCGAGCGGTTCGGGGCTACAAGCTCAACATGGAACAGATGACTCTCATTGGAATGCGCGAATCCAAAGCTGTTCGCCGTTCCGTGCTGGCAAAGCTAAAAGTAATGCATGGCCCCGCCATTCCTCAAACGCTTCCTGAAGCCCTTCGCCTTGCTGCTGACCTAGCAGAGCACAATGCCAAATTGACAGATGAGCTGGCGATCGCTGCTCCAAAGATTGATTTCGTTGATAACTACGTCAATGCATCCGGTTCATTCGGCTTCCGTGAAGCATGCAAATTACTGAAGGCAAAAGAGCCGGAATTTAGGGCTTTCCTGATTGTTTCGAATGTTATGTATGTTCTTGGTGGAAAGATGACACCTCGCGCTCCGCATATTGATGCAGGCCGATTCACTGTAAAGACAGGTGAGAACCTTAACAACGGGCATGCATTTACCCAGGCTAAATTCACACCGAAGGGTATTCAGTGGATAGCTGGACTGTGGGCATCTTGGCAGTTGAATAATCAGGCAGCATGACCGCCTCAGAATTGAGTTGGTTGATTTTAAAGATAAATTGAGAGCCACTTTCACAACGGCTCTCAATCATTACAGACATAAAACACCATAAAGGAATCCCCATGACGACTAATGTGATTCATCAATCTGGAAAGACTGTGCAAGTAGCCACTTCAGGCGATGCATATGTATTACCTGCCGCCACAGCAACAGTGCTTGGTGGCGTAAAGAAAGCCGCAACCGTAGCCAACTGCACAGTAGCCGCAGACGGCACAAGCGCAGGTACTCAACTTAATGCATTGCTAACGTCATTACGTGCTGCTGGCATTATCGTTTAAAGAATAATATCTCGCTGGGTTAGAAATCCTCCGAGAGTGAAAAGTAGGATGTGCTGAAAATGAAGATTATCGAAGCTGTAAGGCACGGTGAACTTTCTTACGTGCAGGTCAAGCAAGGCGGTGTCGTCTGCACCATGCAAAAAGAAGGGGACTTAATTGCCATTTATACCACTGGTCGTGGGAGAGTTCGATTTGCTAAGTCTCAGGCAAAAATGATTCATCACATGTTAAACGGTTAAGAGAGATAACAATGACCGATAAAACTGAGTTTGCTCGCGTCGTTCCAGCAATGATTCAAGATAAGGCTAGCGATTGGTTGCTTGGAAAGCTTGATGAAGAACTTGATGCGTTAAGAGATCTGGGAGCGTCAGGGGTAGACATTACTGAAATTCTTCCTGGCTCTATCAGAGGAGCAAAGTTTAGAGCTTAGTTAATTAGAGAAACATTCATCGCACAATATTCAGACGAGAAATAACAATGGCAAAGCTCACCGACAAACAAGAGCTGTTTGCCCGTGAGTACCTGAAAGACCTCAATGCCACACAGGCAGCAATCAGGGCGGGTTACAGCGAGAAGACCGCTCAGGTGCAATCAAGTCGCCTGTTATCAAATGCTATGGTTCAGGATCGCATTGCAGGGCTTAAGGGTGATCGCTGCGAAGAGGTTGGCATTGATGCAGCTTACGTACTTCGACGCCTTGTAGAGATAGATCAGATGGATGTCTTGGACATCTTGCTCCCCAATGGAGAGTTGAAGCCGATTAAAGATTGGCCCAAGACATGGCGCACAACACTTTCTGGCATTGACGTCACGGAGATGTCGGGTGATGCGCCTGGATTTCTCAAGAAGATTAAGTGGCCTGACAAAGTGAAGAATCTTGAATTGCTCGGTAAACATGTGGATGTACAAGCATTCAAAGAGAACTTTAAGACCGAGGTAACCGGCGCTAATGGTGGACCAATCGTCACCACCGACATGTCTCCAGAAGAAGCCGCAGAAAAATATAAAGACCTGATGGGTTAAATCATGCCAATTCCTTTCCCGTTCGACTTCCGCAACCCGGATTATGTTCAGGTGTTTGAATGGAGACAGGAGAGGATATTGCGCATAAGGCACAATCCTGGCTCTATACCTCCTCTGGCTGCATTCTATCGCAATAACCCCGCTCAATTCATTATTGACTGGGGCATGACATATGACCCTCGTAACCCTGAGCGCGGACTGCCATCTTACATCCCATTCCTGCTTTTCCCTCGACAAGAGGAGTGGCTGGAATGGTTTATGCTCCGGTGGAAATCGCAAGAGCCAGGAATCACCGAAAAGACCCGCGATATGGGTATGAGTTGGCTTACTGTCGCGCTGGCTTGCACTGTGTGCAACTTCAATAAAGGTATCAGCGTAGGCATTGGCAGTCGCAAAGAAGAGTACGTGGATAAAATCGGCGTGCCTAAGTCCCTGCTTGAAAAAGCACGAATGTTTATGTCTCTTCTTCCCACTGAGTTTCGCAATGGGTGGGATAGAGGCAAAGACGCACCGCACATGCGCATTAAGTTTCCCCATACCAATTCCATTATCTCCGGTGAGTGTGGTGACGGGATCGGGCGTGGTGATCGCGCAAGTTTCTATATCGTGGATGAAGCAGCTTTCCTTGAAAGACCATCTCTAGTTGATGCATCTCTCTCTGCAACGACAAACTGCCGACAAGACATTTCCACACCAAATGGTAACGCGAATAGTTTCGCCATTCGTCGTCATGGGGGAAAGATTCCAGTGTTCACCTTTCACTGGCGTGACGACCCACGTAAAGACCAAAAATGGTATGACAAGCAGGTCGAAATTCTTGATCCAGTCACTGTGGCTCAAGAAATTGACATCGACTATAACGCATCCGTTGAGGGCGTAATCATCCCATCCGCATGGGTTCAGGCTGCTATCGATGCTCACATAAAGCTCGGCATTGAACCATCAGGCGCTCGCAAGGGTGCTCTTGATGTGGCAGACGAAGGCATAGACAAAAACGCCTTTGCTTCTGGTCATGGAATCCTGATTGATGTCTGCGAAGAATGGAGCGGTAAAGGGTCTGACATCTTTCAGACAGTGGTTAAAGCTACCAATCTTGCAGATGAGAACGGATGTAGCGATGTCCTTTACGATGCCGATGGGATTGGCGCTGGCTGCCGTGGCGACTCTAAACAAGTAAATGATGAGCGTAAAAAGTCTGGCAAGAAGGCGGTAACATTCAGTGCCTACAAGGGCAGTGCTGGCGTACTGAATCCTGACAAGGTGCTCATGAAGGACGCAAACGGGAGAAGCATCACTAACAAAGACTTCTTTTACAACTTCAAGTCTCAGTCATGGTGGCATCTACGCACGCTCTTCCTGAACACATACCGCGCCGTCAACGGCATGAAATATGACAAAGATGAGATTATTTCTCTCTCTTCAAAAATGGCTGCACTCCCAAGGCTCACTTCTGAGCTGAGCCAGCCAACCTACAGCAAAAATTCAACAGGCAAAATCCTCGTAGACAAGAAACCAGATGGAGCGCTTTCCCCAAACTGCGCAGACGGCCTGGTTATTCTGAAGTCTCCGGAGAGGAAGCCATTCAACATTCCTGACGAGATACTGCAATGACAAGAAAGAAGGCTGTGCGAACAGCTCAAGCCGTGCAAGCACCTCGGCGGGAACTGGCGAAGATTACAAACACGCATCTTGAAGCGGCATCTGCTGCGAATGACGAAAAGCCATTTGCTCAGTTTAAACGTCACGAGCCGCTACCTGGCGTTATTCCAGAGGGAAAAAAAGAATCTGCTCTAGCCATGGACTCCACGCCTTACGATGTCATTAACAGCATGTCGATTGGTGGTGAATATTCCGGCTTTCGTGGCTACCCGATTCTGGCGGCAATGTCTCAGCAGGTTGAGTATGCGAATATGCATACCATCATGGCTGATGAGATGACGCGTAACTGGATTGAGGTGAAGAGCACTAAAGAGGGCGACCCTGATATCGACCTGATGGACCAGGCCCTGACTAAATACGACATCAAGCGCTTGATTCACGAAGCAGTAAGGCAGGATTCCGAATATGGTGTAGCACACATCTTTATCGATGTTGGCGCTGACGATATAGAGAATGCGAAACCGCTATTTCTTGACCCGCGCAAGATAACCAAGGGATCACTGAAAGGATTCCGGTGTATAGACCCAAACTGGGTTTATCCGGCGATGTACAACTCAAGCAAGCCGCTGAGACCGGATTTCTACAAACCTCAAGCATGGTTCGTAATGGGCGATACAGTGCATGAGTCTCGGTTCATCGATATCGTTAGCCGCCCGGTTCCTGACATTCTTAAGCCATCCTATAACTTTGGTGGACTGTCTCTAACGCAGTTGATGGAAGATTACGTTGTCGACTGGCGTGATGCTAAAAAGAACGTTATTAAAATCCTCAAGACATTGCGCATGCGTGGATTGAAAACCGACATGGATGCTCGGCTGCAGGAACCCGGAGAGTTCGATAAGCGCGTTAAGTTGTTCATAAAGTATCAAGACAACTTCGGGCTTTGGGTGCATGACAAAGAGGAAGAGCTAACCCATCAGCAGACATCCCTTAGCGAGCTGTCAAATATCCTATCTAACTACCAAGAGCAACTTTGCATACCATCTCGCACGACAAACCTGAAGATGTTCGGTAATGCTCCGGCCGGACTTAATGCCAGTGGTGATGCCGAGATTGAAACATGGCACGAAACGATATCCGGCTCGCAAGAATTGGACTATCGCAGAGCCATTGAGAACATCTTCAAGATTATTCAGCTTTCAGAGTTTGGCGAACTGAAGCCCGACATCTACTTCGAGTTTAAGCCGCTTGATGAAATCAGTGATGATGACCGCGCTAACACCAACAAGACTCGCGTTGACACAGTGGTTGCTGCTGCTGATAGCATGCTGATTAACTCTGAAGAGGCGCGAGACGCACTGAAAAGCATTGAAGGTGCAGGATTCGAAAACCTGAAGGGCGACTATGAACCGGAAACCGAAGAAGAGTAAAAGCCTTCGGGCGGTCAACTATAACGCCGGTAATATCATTTGGTATCGCAGAGAGTTACTGGCTGTTATCAGAGAAATGAATGACGATGTTAAGAAGCAAATCGTCCCGATATTTGAAGATAACCCACTGGCGATGGATGCTAACCCGGTTCAATTGTTGCGTAGTGCTTTGCGTGCTCTGTCTAGGAAGTGGATAGAGCGCTTCATTAAGATGGCGCTACCTACTGCCGAATCAGTGACAAACAAGACTGGCGATGCTGTTGACCGCTCATTACTTGCTGCTGCCCGTAAGGACTCAGTGACAATTAACATGCAGTGGACTGAGGCTATGCTCGAAAAGCGAGAGGCTATCATTTCAGAGAATGTGGCGTTAATCCGCTCAATCCCTGAGAAGTATTTCACTGAGGTGGAATCGATGGTATTTCGCTCGGTAGCCAAGGGCGGTGACCGCAAAGGTTTAGCTGATGAGATTGAAGCTAACTTTGGAAAGCGTCATGGTATTACTCGGCGACGCGCTGAGTTCATTGCGCGTGACCAGGTGCGCAAGGCTACCAGTTCGCTATCAGCAGCCAGGCAACAGGCCGCTGGCATACGTGAGGGGGAATGGATGCATAGTGGTGGCGGGAGCGTGCCGCGTCATAGCCATGTTAAAGCAGGGAAGGAACGAAGACGTTTTGACCTTTCAAAAGGCTGCTTGATTGATGGCGAGTACATCATGCCTGGGCAACTCCCCGGATGCGGGTGCACATGGAAGCCAGTATTGCCGTTTTAATTATTTTGGGACAACCATTATGTGTAAAGCGCCAACGCCACCGCCATACAAACCCGGTGACACAGTGAAGAGGCCCGCTCCACCACCTCAACCACCAAGACCAAAAAGCAATAAGATCGCTATAGCGGTCTTTTTTATTGCCTGAAAAACAGGAAAGAACATGAAAGATGTGAAGTTTGCCTTCGATAAGGCGAGCGTTCGCCGCTATGACGTTGACGGGATGCTTCATGTTGAACTGACGCCAATCAGTAAGGCTAACGTCTGTGTCTACTACGGCAAAGAGATACCTAATTGGGAAGAACATGGCTTAGAGCCTGATAAAGCCTATCGCCTGCTGCGTGATCCGAAAGAATTGGAACTCGCAGTTGAAACGTTCAACAACAAGCCGCTGCTTAATACGCATATTGCCGTTTCCATATTAAACCCACCGAAAGAATCAATCATTGGAGCCACTGGCAGCAACGCCGTGTTCGAAAATGGTTATTTGAAAAACTCTCTCGTTATCTGGGATGTGAATTCCATTATCGGCGTAGAGAACAAGCAGCAGCGTGAAATCTCATCCTCATACCGTTATCGGCTCGACATGACGCCGGGCGAGTACGAGGGCGAACCATACGATGGCGTTATGCGTGACATCGTTTGTAACCATGTGGCAATCGTGCCAAGTGGCCGGGCTGGCCCGGATGTATTTGTATATGACTCACTACCTACAGGACTCAAACTGATGTCAAAAGCAAAAGAACTTATGGCGAAGATTTTGCCTTTCCTGGCTAATGACGCCAACCCAGAAGAAGTTGAAAAAAAGGTCGAAGAAATCATTAAAGATGATGACAAAGACCCAAAAACAGCGAAGGACGAGATGACGGAAGAAGAAAAGGAAAAGCTTGCGAAGGATGAAGCAGAAAAGGCTGAGAAAGACAAATTAGCCAAAGACGAGGCTGACAAGGCCGAGAAAGATAAAATGGCAAACGACAGCAAATTAGCCATGGACTCAGCAATTAAAGGGGTTGAAGCCCGTTTTGCAGCCCTTCGCCAAGCTGAACGTGACGTCCGTCCTGTTGTTGGTGATCTGGCCTGCGACAGTGCTGATGAGGTTTACCGCACCGCACTGAAGCAAATGGGATGCGCAGACCATGCATCGCTGCCATCAGCCGCACTTCAATCGGTCTTCAAAGCCTACTCTCGCCCTGCGATGGCAAATGACGCAGCGCCAATTAGCCACGATTCGCGCACTGCCGTGAAAAACTACTTCGAGGGAAAATAATATGTCATTCCAACAAAGCGTAGAACTTTACTCCGGTGTCGGTCAGGCAGGACAGCCAGCATCAACATCTCCAATTATCGCGGCAGCAGGTGGCCCCGGTGCATTCCAAGCCGGTACTAGCGGTTTAATCATGGCTCGGTTCGCATGGCGCAATGCCTCCAACCCGTTACGACTGGATAACACTGGCACTGGAAAGCCCGTTGGTTTCGTACAAAACAATGCGAATGCCACTATCGGTTATCTGCAAAGCAATAGCATGACTATTTCAGCGGGCCGTGAAGCATCAGTAATTGTGGGCGGCGACTTCTGGGCTATCTCTACAACTGTAGCGACAGTCGGTCAGAAGGTGTTTGCAGTTCTTGCTACGGGCCTGCTGGCAACTGGCGCGGCTGGTGCAACAATCTCTGGTGCAGTAGAAACAGACTGGTATGTCGCCAGCCCTGCCGCTATTGGTGATTTACTGATTATCTCTACATGGAGCAAAGCATAATGCCTCAATTGACTCAGGCTGATTTCGCAGCCTTTAAAGCGGAAGCCGAATCGCGTGGCATTTTCTTGCCATCCTCAGTAACTAAATTTGCAATGGATGCTGATGTCCAGCCAGGTATGCCACCTAACGGCGGTATCCCAGCAATCGTTTCTTCCTTCATTGATTCTGAAATCGTCCGTACTATCTTCGCCAAGCAAAAGGCTGTCGATATTCTGGGCGAGAAGAAAAAAGGTGCTTGGGCTCAAGATACATTGATGATCCAGCGCGTTGAACAATCTGGTCATGTTGTAGCGTATGACGATTACAGTGAACAGGGCGGGAACCAAGTAACTCCAGGTTGGGAAAACCGTCAGGTATATCGCTATCAGACAATGGTCACTTACGGCGAATTGGAACAAGAACGTTATGGTTTAGCTATGCTGCCGTACGTAGCAGAAAAGCAACGGGCTGCTGCATGGACACTAAACCAGGCACAGAACAAGTTCTACTTCTACGGTGTATCAGGCTTGCTTAACTACGGCATCCTGAATGACCCAGCACTGCCGACTCCGATCACTCCAGCCACTGTTGATGGTAAAACCCTGTGGAAAGATAAGCAGGTAGTGGATATTTACAACGATGTCCTTGCTCTGTATGCAGACCTGATTGCTCGCACTAATGGTGCGGTAGGTGACGGTGTGGATATGGCATCGCCTTTGGTTCTGGCGATGAGTCCTAATGCCTCTGTGTGGTTCAAACGCGCTAACGAAATCTTCGGTAATACCGTAGAGAAGATGGTGAAAGATACCTTCACCAATCTGCGTATTGAAGTAGCGCCACAGTACGACACTGACGCAGGTGAGTTGGTGCAGATGTTCGTTGAAACCGCCCAAGGTCAGCAGGCTGGTTATTGTGCATATAGCGACAAGCTTCGCGCACATCCAATCATCACTATGACATCAAGCTGGAAACAGAAGCACTCCGGTACCACTTACGGCGCGGTAATCACTCAGCCGTTCCTGTTCGCTCAAATGCTCGGAGTTTAAGATGGCAGCTAAAAAATCCACCTATGTTATCGGCTGTAAACTTCCTTGCGGCTTGTCGTTTCGGCATGACGATAAAGTCATTACCTTGGCGGGGGCTAACACCTCCGTGCTGGTGAATGGCTTTGGCATGACGAAGGATGTTCCTGCGGAAGCATGGGAAGCATTCGAAAAAAATCACGCTGACTCTAAGTTCATTAAAAACGGGATTATTTTTGCCGTTTCTGATGAGGAGTCAGCTAAAGATGCAAGCCTTGAACGAGCGAAAGTGAAGACAGGACTTGAGCAAGCATCGCAAACCACTGGCGGCGTGGAACCACAAAAAGAGGATTAAGCATGGCAATCGTGGTGCTCAATATCACGAAATTCCGCGCCATGTTCCCTGAGTTCTCCAATGTAACCGACGAACAACTCCCTTACCTGTTTGAACAGGCCACCGATTACCTTAATAACTCTGAATTCTCATTAGTCGATGACGTCATAAAGCGCGAGCGTCTGCTCTACATGCTTATGGCGCATTTGGCATACATGCGGTTTGGTGATGATAAAGGTAACGGTGGAACGGGAATTGTTGGTCGCCTGGCATCAGCATCTGAGGGAAGCGCATCAGCTTCCTTTGATGCTGGGACGGTGGAATTTCGTTACATGTGGTACACGCAGAGCCCATATGGCATGGATTTCTGGCAGGCAACAAAAGTCTACCGCATGGCGAACTACTATCCGGGGTGAGTTATGGCAGGGAAGATATCTGATTTCCTGAACAACATTGAAAAACAGCTTTCATCCAAACAGGTGAAGGCTGGATTTATTGATGGGGCAACCTATCCAGACGGAACTAGCGTGGCAATGGTTGCGGCAATCAACGAGTATGGAAACGCCAGCAATAACCAACCGCCTCGTCCATTTTTCCGTAACGCGATAGGTGAAAAGTCTGGTGATTGGGCCGAAACGGTATCCAGGGGGATTCGCGCGGGGATTGATACCACGCAAGTTCTTGAGGTCGTGGGCGCACAGATTAAGGGGGATGTTCAGGAGTCTATCAAAACCCTAATCGAGCCAAAATTATCAGATGTAACTATTCATATTCGCAGGACGAGAAAGAAATTTCCTAATCAATCAACGAAGCCGCTTGAAGACACGAAATTAATGTTTGGCGACGTGAATTATGAGGTGGGAGAAATTGAACCTTCATCGGATAGTTAAACCTGCCATTAACCGCGTAAACCCATTTATTTTTGCACTTGTTCGCCGGTCTGATGGTTTCACTATGGGTGAGGGCCGTAAGCAAGTTCCCAAATACCTCCCTGATGCACCAGTCACTATTCAGTTGCAGCCTTTATCACCAGGCGACTTGAAACATGTGGACGGCCTAAATATCTCTGGGCTGCTTAAATCGATTCATGTTGATGGGAATTTTTACGGCGTGAACCGTGAAAAGGTGCTCGGCGGTGACCTGTTTATCATTGGCAGTGAAGAATGGCTCGTTATTGAACCACTTGAGTTATGGCCAGACTGGTGCCGATTGCTTGTTCAGTTGCAGGTGACACCATGAATGATATGACAATTGATCACGTGATTGATGTGCTGGCTGACTTTGCAGAACAATTCATCGGTAAGTGTGAGCAAGCACAGGCTAACCGGGTTCCTATGGATAAGGGGCCGTTTTGCATTCTGACGCCATTGAGATTTAAACGTCACTCAACCAACCGAGAAATAAAGAAAGATACCGGGTCACCAATTACGAGTGCCATTGGTTTTACTGAGGTTAGACAGGCCGATATTCAGGTTGATATCTACGGCGATAACGCTGGTGATAGGGCTATCGCTCTGGAGACTTTATTTCGCACTGGCTATGCATATGACCTCATTAAATCCATTGATGAGCGAGTAGCGCCTCTTTACAGCTCTGAGGCTATTCAGGCCCCAATGATTAACGGCGAAAACCAGTGGCAAGAACGTTACATGGTGACCGTCTCGCTACAGGTTCACATTACTATCGATGTTCCACAGGACTACTTTGACAAAGTTCACTTCACTATCGAACAGGCTGATAAGGCGACTTCATGAGCAAAATTCCATTATCGCGTGACTTTAAGATCACGCCATCCACTGTAAACGCAGCCGGTACCGCGCTGGATGTTTACGGTCTTCTTTTATCCGATAACGAGTTGTTGCCTGTTGGTGAGGTTTCAGAGTTTACCAGCGCAGCAGATGTTGGCGCTGCCCTTGGCACAACCAGCAAAGAATACCTGGCAGCGTCGCTATATATGTCCGGGTATGACAATTCTACAGTTCGACCAGGTGCTGTTTTATTTGGGCGATTGGTGCAGCAGCCGGTAGCTGGGTGGTTGTTATCTGGTAGCTTCAAAGGTGTCAAAATTGATGCTTTAAAATCTATCACTGGAACTATCACCTTAACGGTTGATGGTACGCCAGTGACGAGTTCAGCGCTTGTTCTTACCGCGGTGACAAGCTTTAGTGACGCCGCAACAACCATTGCCGCAGCAATCGGGAGTAGCGTTACTGTTGATTGGCTACCAGTTCAAAGCCGTTTCATTATCCGCTCAGCAACAACCGGTGCCGCGAGCTATGTATCTCAGGCGACGGTTAGCGCCGCAGCAACCGAATTGAAGTTGACCGCAGATACAGCCGCAACAGTTTCACCCGGTGCGATTGCAACAAGCATCACCGATACAATGGCAGCGATTGTAAATCAGAATCAGGATTGGGTGATAGCTGCCAGCCTGGTTGATCTCACCGATGAAAAAAAAGAAGAGCTGTGTGCATGGGTGAGCGCGTCAACTAACCGCTATGCCTATTCGATGTATGACACATCGGAAGATGCGACAGTCGCCAATAATGAATCGTGCTTCGTTCAGAGTGTGGTTATTGCGAATGGCTATGAGAATGTGTTCCCTGTTTATGGTTCATATCTCTACGCAGTGCTGGCGCTGGCTTACTCTGCATCACTTAATTTTAACCGAACCAATGGCCGAGTATCTTACAAATTCCGGGCATTCGCAGGCATCGCACCAAACGTAACTAATAACGCAACCGCCGCCGCGCTAGAGTCGAATGGCTATAACTTCTATGGCGCATACGGTCAGAATAAGACCCTGGCTAACTATGTGTCAGATGGCGCGATTACTGGCAAATTCCTGTGGCTTGATAGCTTCATTAGCCAAGTATGGATTAACGCCAACCTGGTTGCCGCATTCGCCAACCTGTTTACCAATAACGCCTCATATGCGTTCAATGCCGGTGGTTATGCGTCAATTTCTGCCGCGGTGATTGATGTGGCTACCAATGCGATTAACTTTGGTGCTATTCGTGCTGGCGTGACACTGGATCAGGCGCAAATCAACATCGTTAATGATGCTGTGGGAACTGATATTTCCAATGTGCTGTATACGCAGGGCTGGTTCTTCTTCATCCCTCAGCAAACAGGCGCATCACGAACCGAACGTAGCCTTGACGGTGCAATCTTCTATTACGTCGACGGGCAGTTGATTCAAAGCATCGACATGACCTCAACAAATATCCTGTAAGGACTGAAAATGCCTATCGATATTACAAGTGCCAACTCGAAGCTGCGTATCATCGTGCCATCGTTTTACCCTGGTGGGTTCGATGTTGATGATTATGCGGCTGAAGATATGTTTGATACCGGAGCATTGCAGAACGCTGAAGACATGATGTCAGCGGATGGGAAATACCACGCTGGTTTCATCTTTAACCCCACGGAGCTAACTATTACCCTAATGGCAACGTCTAACGCTGCCCAGCTAATAGGGGATTGGTACGCAGCCGAGCGAACCGCAGTGGCTAAGTTTGCTTGCAACGCAGTACTGACCATCCCAGCCCTTAATATTAAGTATAACTTTGTGAATGGGGTGCTTTATACGTGGACACCAGCACCTCCGGGCAAGCGGGTATTACAACCACGTCCGGCTATCTTCCACTTTGAATCATGCACTCCGAGCGCCGCATAATGTCCAGAAAACAAATCACGTATACCGTGGAAGATGAAGGCCGCGATAAGGGCAAAGAGTTCATTATCACTGAGATGTCAGCGTGGGATGCAGAAGAGCTTTCGGAAGAGATATACCGTGCTATGGGCCATGGCGAATTCAACTCACTACCGGCTGACGTGGTGGCGATGGGTGTTGCTGGTTTGGCTACGGTTGGGGTGTCTGTTCTTGCTGCTGCCCCCGCATCTGTATCACGGCCAATTTCTGACAGGATCCTATCGACCGTAGAGATTGTGATCACCAATGAAGGTAAAGATATCACTCGCTCTATCAAGCCTATCGATTTCGAAGAAATATCAACCATTCGGACACTGAAGGATAAGGTTTTTGAACTGAACTTTGGTTTTTTATCACTCGCCGCCAAGTAAAGTTTCCTTACCTAGAAACCCCAAATCCACCGCGAAAACTCACTTCAACGGTAAACATACCTAAGAACATATACGCCGTTATATGCTCAGGAAAGGCCACGTATGCAGAATTGCAGAACGACCTATCTGTGAGGGATATGTTTAATCTGCTGGAAGTTATCGCGGTGGAGGCACACAACAGCGTTGCCTGGCGGCAGCATATGGAGAAACCAAGGTGATTATAGAAGAGCTGGCATACAAGGTTACTGTAAGAACTGAGGAATTTCTCTCTGGTAAAAAAAAGGTTGAAGAGGGAGCAAAATCCCTTGGTAAGAATGTGTCAGATGCATTGGGTGATGCTGAAACCAGCACAAAAGGCATTGGAACGGAAGTTAAGAAGGTCGGTGATCAGGTGCGCCGAACGGCTGATGATACCAAGCGCCCATTTGGTGTTATCAGTGGTGGGTTCTTTGGTGCAGCTAAAGGTGCCAAGGAGTTTGGCAAAGAAGGCAAGGAAGCATTGGGTAGTGTTGTCACCGGAACTGCCAAGTTCCTAGGTTTGGCCCTGTCCATTGAAGGGACTAGACGCCTATTTGAATCATCAACAAAAAACCTTGTTGACCTCGGCAATACTTCAAGCAATTTGGATATGTCAGCAAGAAGCCTGGATGGTTGGAAGAGGGCAGCCGACGCAGCTGGTAGTTCTGGTGAAGCAATGACAAGCGTACTGGCAAAGATGAAGAGCGCTCAAAATCAATTTGACTCAGGTATGGTCAACCCTGATGAGTCTACTATTGCCATTCGCAGACTTGAAGGGCAAACCGGGGTTAATGTTATTGGCACTGGAACACCGGATGAAATGTTCAAAAACATGGAGGTCGCTTTAAGAAAGTTACCTAAAAGCCAGGCACAGACATTTGCTCAAATGATTGGCATTGATATGTCACTATTCCCATCCATTCAAAGCGGTAGTTTGGATCGTGGGCAGTCTAAGCTTGAAAAAAACTCCAACGTTAATGACCAAATGATTAGAACCGCCAGAGAAGCAAACGAGGTAATGGCAAGGCTTAGCCAGACGACTGATAACCTTGGCAATGCTCTTGTTCTGGCTTTTGGTCCGGACATCATTGCCATGATGAATATATTCGACCAATGGGTAAGGTTGAATGGTGGTGACGTCATAGATTTCTTCAAAGATGCTGATAAGTGGGTTCGGCAATTCTCCACAGCGCTATCGGGAAATAAAAACGCTATCCATGACTGGGGGCAAATAACTGATAACTTCAACCTAATATCTGGTTTTGATAAGCCAGTAGTCGATCTTGGTGGACTTATTGAAAAACATGGTAAAGGGAATAAGTTTTATGAGTGGTGGAATGAAGTAAAAGATAAGGACATATTTTCATCATCAAAGAGTGATGGAAGCTATGATGAGGAAAAGCTGCTTGATGCCTTGATGATGGCTGAAAGCAACGGCAATGCTACAGTTGAATCTCCTAAAGGGGCTGTAGGAGCGTACCAGTTCATGGCTGGGACAGCGCGAGATATGGGCTTGAGAGTTGACGAGTCTGTAGACGAAAGGAAAGACCCTGTAAAATCCAGGGAGGCCGCCCGGAAATACCTCAATCAGCTTATCAATAAATATAATGGTAACGTTGATTATGCTTTAAAAGCATACAACCTTGGTCCAGGGGCGACTGATAGATGGATAGGTACAGGGGCTGACCCATCTAAGCTTAACAAAGAGACGTCCAATTATGTTGGAAGAGTTTCGAAATACTATGGCAGCGATCTATCACAAGTTGCTTCCCTATCTAACATTCCTAATGGCCCGCAAAATACAGACAACAGTCAAACATCATCGACATATATTAATAACGTGAATTTACCAACTGGCGCTCAGAATGTTGACCAATTAATGGATAGCATTTTGAAACAGAAACAAAGAAGCTCTATGACTGGCGCATTTGTTTCCGGAAATCATAAGTAGGACGTGTGATTTGGCTATTTTATAGGTTCTTCTTTATTAATAATCTCGGTCTGTGCTTTTGCCGCTGCCATGAAAGCTCTCATATCAACAACATTTCTTGCATAAGCGTTCAGTTGGCTGTTGTAGAACGCCCTGTTATCAATTAACTCTTTGTTTTGTCTTACTTCATTAGCAATTGCAGAGGCGAACATTGCACCCGCAACGCAATCACCTGGCAGGTATTTCATCGCTGAAGGTAGAGCCATTCCTTGCTCAATAAAAGACTGCGAGAAGTTATAGCAATCTTCCCCATTTAGTTGACGGTATGCGGCATCTACCACGCCAACATTGGTAAGAAAAGCCAAGATCAGTGTTGCTGTTAAGGATGGTTTTTTCATATGAACCTCATAATTTATTGGGAATCAGTATCCCTATAGATAAAAAAGATAATACCGAATTTATTGGCGGTAACCATGAGCATTTTAGATATAAATGTTAGCGATATATTTAACGCCATTGGCGGTGGCTCGCCATTGTCAATTATTGATAGTGTACTACATCCATCATATTCAATAAGGGATCATGGTCAGGCAACGACAGCTTTAGCGTTCAGTGGCATGGCATCAATTCAACCAAGCGCTGGAGCTAGCATTGTTACTGCACCAATTGAGAACGGAAAGTATCAATCAATTAATAAAGTTTCACGTCCAGGTAGGGTTGTATGTGATGTGGTGATATCTGGACTGACAGGGCTAAGTGGTTCGCTGCCAAATATCTTTGACCTAACATTTACCAGCCAATCTGACACCTTGACCACCATCAAAACGATGATTAATTCTTCATCTTTATACGACATAGACACGCCTAAGGATGTGTATGAAAGCTATGATCTAGTCGATTACAGCTACATGGTGAACAGTAAACGGGGGGTTTCTTTGCTTGTTGTTAGCCTTATTTTTGAAGAGGTTCGTCAGCAAATGGACGTAACGCTGTCCAGTAGCCAATCTCAGGGGAAGCCAACAAGCGACACAGTTCAAAATGGAAATACAGGAGTTGGCGGTGAGGCTAACATAGGACAATCCAATCCATCAAAAATAGATGGACTTCAGAAATCATGGACGAATCTAAAATCAGCAGTTGAGGGAACGACAGGCGAGATAATAGGCTCTATATCATCTGGATTTATTTCGGCAATTGACACAGTCAAAGGCCCGCTATTAAAGACTGCGACCTCAGCAACTGATAAAGCAACTGCTTTAGTTAATTCAATTAAGGCGGACATAACATGAATTTAGTCTCGCTAGAGAATAAAAAATCACAGTCAATATTTGTCACTCTTGATGGACAGAGTTGCCTGCTCAGGCTTATTCAACGAAATGGGTTCATGTACATGGACCTCACCGTTAATGGATACCCCATCTTGCAAGGGGTTCCGTGCCTTTATGCAAACAAGATCGTGAGATACAAATATTTTGGGTTTAAAGGCGATCTATTCTTTCTTGATAATGAGGGGCAGCAAGACCCTGAGTGGGATGGTTTAGTATCTCGCTTCCCTCTTTATTACATATCGGAGGCCGAACTTGTACAGTAAAAAAGACCTACGGTATGAATTCTCTTTATCAAACGGAACTTTTGATAAAGATGGTAACGATAAAATATCAATAAGTAATGTTAAGTCTTCTTTTAGATTTGGTTCATATGGGAATTACACCGGCGTTAATGTAGACATAATGATATTTGGGCTGAGTATTGACCGTCTATCTGAGTTGTCAGGGAAAGGTATTGGCATTTTCGACAACCCCCAAAGCACCCGGGTAAGCGTTTACGTGGGAAATGACAAGCTATTCTCAGGATTTATAGTATCAAGTTACGCAAATATGAATGGGCAACCGGAGACGGCCATTATAATCAATGCCGTCGCTGCGTTTGATCTGAAAGTAACTGCATCCAGTCCATTTTCTCGACCTGGAGCGGTAAGTGTATCTAGCATGTTAGATGCTATCTGTAGACTTAATGGGTATGAGTTTCATCCTAATGGGCTTGATGGGCTGACCGCACAAAACCCACATTTCCCAGGCAGTCCAATGGATCAGATTCGAGATATATGCCTTACATATGATCTCGCATATCAGGCGTTTGATAATACTATAACCGTATGGCCTGCAAAATCTTCAGTTAGTAGCGTTGTTCCATTCATATCACCCGATCATGGACTCATTGGATATCCTGTATTCACCCAGGGTGGAATAACATTCCAAACTCAGTTTTCAACGCTCCTATCTCAAGGTAGAGACGTTGAACTACAAACATCCCTACCGAACGCAAGTGGGCGATATCGACTGACTGTTGTTGAGCATTTCCTTAGCTCTTGGACTGAAGGCGGAAATTGGCACACTGTGTGCCAGTCAGTAAGGATTAGCCAGGGTGAAAATAAATGAGCAATCTCTATTCGGAAACTCAAAACCAATCCAATGACAGTGACGCATTCGCCTCATCATTCAATAAGCTACTTAACTCAAATTACTTTATCAGACTTGCTACTGTGACCGCCGTTCGTGGCGTAGCACCTGATCTTGTGGTCGATGTATTACCACTGGTGGCAGATGTCAGTAGCAGTGATAGAACTATCATTCAGGGTTCGCAGATCTACAATATTCCTGTTTGGCGGTTACAGCGCGGGGGGAGTGCGATAATTATGGACCCAGTAGCCGGTGATATTGGGCTTATCGCAGTGAGCGATGTGGATATATCAGTGGCGCGGGCAACTCGGAAAGAATCTGTTCCTGGTAGCCTCAGAACTCACTCACAATCAGATGCTACTTACTTTGGTGGCGTTCTGAATGGCCAGCCAACGCAGTTCATTGAGTTTGCAGATGGCGCGATAAATATCACATCCCCAAACCCAGTAAATATAACCTGCTCAAAGGCCAATATAACCGCTCCTGATGGCGTGGAAATGCAGACTCCATTACTGCATGTCTCTGGGAATATCACGGCAGACGGAAACATAACAGACAACGCCGGAACACAGGCCGCGTCACTCAAAGAACTACGCGACAAATACAACGCTCATGATCATGACGTTGTAAACGTTCAGGGCGGCTCATCCACTATCACATCCAACGCTACGGATAATCAGGTATGACATACAGAACCTTAATGCTTGATCCCGATACGTGGGGCTTGATGCTGGATGGTAATGGAAACATTGCCATCACAGATGGTGGGTACGCAGTCGCGCAAGATGTAGCTTCTGCCTGCCTGGTCTTTTCTGGTGAGTGTTATTACGACAATACTCTGGGCATCCCATGGAAAGAAGAAGTCTTGGGTTCTCGCCCATCCGCTGGCTATATCGCTAAGAAAATGGAAGGGGAGGCCAAGAAATTACCCATTGTTAGCCAGGCCATCGCCAACGTATTTTTCGACAAGAACACCCGGAAAACGCGGGGGGCCATTCTGGTGACTGATAGAGACGGAAACCAATCACAGGTAATTCTATGACAACGTTAAAAACAGCGGTTCCCGGCGTAACCATCACAGAGACTGGCTTACTGGTCCCTGATATTGCTGATGTCCTGTCAGGCCGATTAACAGATCTTGATGCCGCGATGGGGGGCGGGGCTAGCCAATCGCTATCTTCACCGCAGGGACAAATCTCTCAGTCAGACACGGAGATAATCGCCACAAATTATGACGCACTGCTGTGCCTGTTTAACCAGATGAATCCTGACTATGCTACGGGTCGCTTTCAAGACGGGATAGGGCGCATCTATTTTCAGGAGCGCATTTCAGCGCAGGGGACCATTGTCACAGCAACATGTAATGGAGCTGTAGGGACACTAATCCCAACTGGAAGCACTGCGCAAGATGAGGCTGGATATATTTACCAGTCAATCAATGCTGCAACCATAGACTCAACAGGGTCTGTAGACGTTGAATTTCAGAATCAAACTACCGGGCCAATCCCATGCGGAGTGGGTGAGTTAAATCAAATATATGCTTCAGTTTCAGGATGGGATGCAATCACTAATGACGCGCCAGGCGTTGTGGGTATTGATGTTGAATCCCGCGTTGCATTTGAAACTCGTCGCCGCCAGTCTGTAGCAAGGAATGGCAGCAATACTGACGCATCATTACTGGCAGTGCTACTAGAAACTGATGGCGTTCTAGATGCTTATGTGTGGTCAAATCGTACAGACGTGACGGTAAATAAAGGGACGACTAATTTCCCGGTAGTGGGTAATTCAATTTATATTGGCGTTTATGGTGGAGAGGATGCAAATGTTGCCAATGCTATTTTGAGCAGGAAAAATCCCGGGGCAAATCTTAATGGCGACACCCACTATACGATTGAAGATAAAGACAACTATAGCGCCCCATATCCGGTTTACGATATGCAATGGCAAAAGGTAGCGCCAACAAGAATTTATTTCAGGATAGAAATTGAGATAAATGAAAACCTTCCTTCAGATATAACTTCTCAAGTGAAAAGTATGGTTGAGAGCGTATTCAATGGCGGATATGAAGGAATACCAAAAGCGAGAATTGGCGCGAGGATCAATGCCGGAGTTTATTACGCCCCTGTAATTTCTATCTCACCAGATTATGTAAGCATATCTTCAATTACCATATCTAAAGATGGCTCGACATTTACACAGTCAGTTACGCCGGGTATCGACCAGATCCCTACAATACAACAATCTGATATAGAGGTGTTACTAGTGTGAGCCAAGAAGATACTATTCTAACGCAATACTCAGCCAGCAATAGCATCCTCTCTATAATCGACACATTCAATCAAGCCGTAAGCCTTTCAGACTTCACTGATGACTTCATAGAAAAAGTGTGGGATATCACAACTTGTGAAACATTTGGGCTAGATATGTGGGGTAAGGTTGTCGGTGTATCTCGATACATTAGAGCGGAAATAGATAACGATTGTTTTGGATTTTCAGAAGCTGATGATGGAGGTGGTTATCCTGCACCATTTAATGACAGTCCATTTTATGCAGGAGTGCAAGAAACTGAAACGGTAAGGCTCAGCAATGAAGCTTATCGAACTTTAATATTGTGTAAAGCTTTTTCAAATATAAGTATTGCCACGATTAAAGACATAAATAAATTTTTAACCATGTTATTTCTTGGGCGAGGACGGGCTTTTTGTGTCGATTACGGCGATATGAAAATGGGGATAATTTGTGAGTTTAAATTAGAGCCATTCGAAATATCAATTTTAGAAAATTATGAAGTGTTGCCAATACCAAGTGGCGTTCTTGCAATCGTCCGGCAAGTCGTATCTCCGTACTTTGGATTCGCAGATGATGCATACCCTTTCAACGATGGAACTTTTTTCAGAGAAATATAAATGAACAGAACTGACGATCCAAAAAAACAACCGATTCCTTTTGGTGTAAATGGCCCAAGAGAAGATATTGAGACAACCACACCAACTGGCGATAACTCCGCATCATATAACTCAGGATTTCCACCGATTACCATGATCCTGAAAGCCGCTGGCGGGCTGCCGCCAAAAGGTCAGGACATGAACCAAATACTTTATGAACTTTCAAGCCTGTCGCGTTGGAATAGTGCCGGGGCATTGAACGTATATGATTCTACATTTGGCGCGGCAATATCTGGATATCCCAAGGGTGCAGTATTAAGCAATTCAACATTTACCGGCTGTTGGTTAAATACCACTGACGGGAACACCGCCAACCCAGAAAACACCAACGCATCGCTAACAGGTTGGGTTCCTGCGTTTACTTACGGCACAACTGATGTAACCGGGTTAGCTGCTGCAAACGTCACTCTCACTGCGCTACAGGCTGCAAATGAGCGCATTACGCTGGCTGGGGTGCTAACAGCAAACATTAACCTTGTTTTCCAAGCATGGCGCAAAAGCTGGACCATCGTTAATAATTGCACCGGCGCGTTTACTGTTACATGCAAAACACCAAGCGGAACGGGAATAGCTGTCGCTACTGGTACAACCATTAGAATCATTGGGGACGGAACGAATATCATTTCTAATGAATCGACATTAGTCGCTGGCGCACTCCAAAAGTCAGCCAACCTATCTGATTTAGCTAATGTGGTAACAGCACGAGCGAACCTTGGTGTATCTCCCCACGGATTTTCCCGTTTTACATCAAGCGGAAGCTTTACTGTTCCTGCCGGTGTTACTCAGATTTTTGTGAGTGGCTGCGCCGCTGGAGGTGGTGGGGGTTCCTCACTCGCCACTAACAGCAGTTCTTTCGTCACGGGTGGTTCTGGTGGTGGTGCTGGCCAGCCAGCTCTGAATGTACCAATCACTGTTACGCCGGGCCAAATTATCCCGGTAACGATCGGTACTGGCGGCACAGGTGCAACGGCAGCAACGAATAATGCTACAGCGGGAGGAAATACTCAGCTCGGATCTGGAGGGGTATTGCTGAATCTCGCCGGGGGTTCTCCGGGACAAGTCGGCGGCGGGGGGACAGCCTACCCATCCAATTTTGGAGGCCCAGGTGGGGGCGGAGGCTATCCAACTGGCGACGCCGCTCAGGATACGAATTCATTCACAGCAACCACGGCTACTGGCGGGCATGGCGGTCAAGGTGCAAGCGGCCCTTTCGGTCAAGCCGGACCAGCGGGCCGTGGTGCGAGAGGTAACAATGCTCCGGGCGGCCCTGGGTTTGGTTATGGTGCCGGAGGAAGCGGTGCGGGTGGCGCATATACATCTGCCACAAGCCTTCCTGGCGGAGCTGGCGCATCGGGTTTGGACGGCTATCTTGTAATTGAATGGTGATTAGAATGAGTAAATACGCATTGGTTGAAAGCGGCACAGTAATCAACGTTGTTCTTTGGGACGGCGTTGAGTTTAATGAAAAAGATGGTACTGGGTGGAGCCCTCCTGAAGGCGTCATTGCCATAAAAGTAAAGGAGGGCGCATTCCCTAATATAGGCCTCAGCTACGTTGATGGTGTGTTTGAGCAGGAATTTCCAGATGAGGTTGTGATCTCTCCAGTTGAGCAACAGGACAGCTAACTGAAATGTAAAACACAAAACCGGGCTTATTTGGCCCGGAAATTAAATTTTAGGTACTAACCTTCGTTCTGCAATTAACCGATAGTCATCTTCTAATCGATCGGAGAGTGTGAATTCACTACCATCAATTGGCTTAAATTTCCTCATCCCGTCCCACCACAAAAGCCTGCCATCACTATTGATTAAGCGTTTGGCCCATTGGGGGGCGCGGATAAAATCATCTTCAGCTCCCTTCATTAATTTCCACTTCAT